ATTTGGTATGGATATAGACAGAACAACTGCTACATACAGAAGAACAGCTATTGGAATACCAACTGATACGGGAGTAAGTGCAGTAGGAACAACAGAGTTTGGAAATGATGGTTTGTATAGATATTTGCAAAATGAAATGGCTTGTATCGTTGGTGGCAATTGGGGTTACTCGTCTTATGCGGGTCTCTTTCTGGCTCATTTGAGCAATTATCGTACTAACTCGGGCAGCTCTATCGGGGGTCGTGCCTCGTTCCTTGTTTGAGTGAGCGGTAGTGAGCGGTAATGGGAGTACATAGCGAAGCGATTTTAAATCGCAAATATATGGAGATGATTAAGTTGCTAAACATATATCTAAATCATTTTCCAAAGTTTGAGAAGTTTGCACTCTCGAACAATATTAGAAATACAGCTTATGAGGTTTATGACCTCATAACTGAGTGCCAAAAGAGATACTACAAAAAGACGACGCTGACTGAACTTGATGTGACACATCAAAAACTTAGAATGCAAGTCTATCTAGCAAATGAGTTAGGGTATTTTTCTTTTAAAGATGGAAGAGAAAATGAAAGAGTTGATGCTCATAGAAGATTCTTAGCACTATCAAATCTCATAGATGAGATAGGCAAAATCATAGGAGCATGGATAAACAAACTAAAAGAAAAAGGCAAATTTTAGTGAAAAACATAGGGCAGTGTAGCAACATGAAAGCTTGTATTGTTAGTGGCAATTGGAGTAACTCGTCTAATGCGGGTCTCTTTATGGCTAATTTGAACAATAATCGTACTAACTCGAACAACAATGTCGGGGGTCGTGACTTTGAATCCAAGCCTGAAACAACACTAGTTGATACTGGAAGCAGAGGGATACATTGTCCTGCTATAAGCGAAATCAAAAAAGAGGAGAGTCTTTTAAGTAGCAAAATTGAAAATCAGACTACCTCGAAAAAACAAGGCAGACTATTTGAAAAGGCATTTGGTATAGATGAGCTATACAGTGCCTTTTTGGATGCAAGAAGAGGTAAAAGAAAAAAGAGAGCAACATTAAAGTTTGAAGCAAACCTAGGGGCAGAGTTGAAGCTGTTAAGTCAAGAACTTAAAGATGGAGCTTACTCACCTAGATGTTACTCACAGTTTTATGTTTATGAACCTAAAAAAAGACTCATAAACGCACCATCTTTTAGAGACCTGGTAGTACAGCACGCTATATATAGAGTCATATACCCTATATATGATAATAGTTTTATAGACACCTCTTTTGCTTGCAGAAAAGGAGGAGGCACTCACAAAGCAAGCCACTACACTCAAAAAGAGATGAGAAAATATAGCGGTGATTTGTACTTTGTGAAACTTGATATAAGAAAGTTTTTTTACTCAATAGACAGAGAGATACTAAAAAAACTATTTGAGAAAAAAATAAAAGACAAAAGATTTGTTGAGCTGATGTTTGAGTTTGCAAAAATGAATGGAGACAAAGGGATTCCCATAGGAAACTTACTCTCTCAAATTTATGCACTTATATATTTGAATCCACTAGATCATTTTATAAAAAGAGATTTACATGTAAAGAGTTATGTTAGATGTGTAGATGATTTTGTGTTGATAGGATTTACCTTAGATGATGCAAAAGAGCTAAAAAGGAGATGTGAAGAGTTCGTGCAAAAAGAGTTAAATTTGGAACTTTCTCACTGGCATATACAAAAGATAAAAAAAGGAATCAATTTTGTAGGATATAGAACATGGAAAAGCGTAAAGTTTGTCAGAAAACATAGTATTTATAAAATGAAAAAAGCAGTAAAAAAGCAGAAAATTGAGTCAATTATCTCTTTAATAGGACACGCAAAAAGAACTAAGACTATGAACTATTATAGAAAACTGTTGACTGAATTTGATGTTTTGAAAAAATTACCTAATAGGAGTAGAAAATGTTTAAGTATGTAAAGTTTACAAGAGTAGAGACTGATAACACAGTTTTGGAGTTTAGAGGTGGAGATGAGGATGTAAAAGTTTTTCATTTTGATTGTGACATTGTTAGTATAAGTAGTGAAGTACAAAGTAAAATAGATGAGCTAATAGCCTCTCAACCAACAGAGATAAACTGCACAGAGATGACAAAAGATGAGTTTAGAAGTGCGGTTGCAGATACTAGACAACTAAGCTGTATAAGAAATTTAGTTGCTTCAAATATAGCAAAAAAATATACACTTGCAGATGAGATAGCTTTGAGCAAACGAGTAGACACAGACGCAAAAAAAATATCGTATAACGAGTATGCACAAGAGTGTATATCTTTTGGTGATGGGCTAAAAGCTGATATAGGATATTAAAGGAATGGAAAAGATATTTAAGTTTATAAATTTGCAACAAGATAAAGCTAACCATGCATTTTATCTAACATTTGCATATGTGCTTATGGCTACATGTGATGGAATTCATTTTGATGGAAACACAATAAAAACTGGGGCGTATGCAAGAAACTCTTATATATTAAAAATTTAAGGAAGTATAAATGTTTACAATACTAAATAGACTTAGAGGCACTTGGAGCTGGTGCTCAAAAGTAATAGGAATGCTGATAGCAATAGCTGTTCACTTAGTTAGTGATAACTACTATGTATCTATTGCATCAGGCTTAGGTTACTTACTTGGAGAAAGCATGGGTTGGGGTGCTTGGGTAGGAACATTGAGCTGCTATGCAAAAGGTAGAGAACCAAATAGTACTAAATATGATGACGAGGGTAAAAGTAATGGAATTTACTGGCTAGCAAGTAAACTCTATGACCCTATTAAAGATTGGTATAACTTCTGCATAATAGCACTAGCTGTTAGAGGTGTGTATTGGTGGATACCAGTTGCCCTACCATTAGCATACTTATACGGAATTACGCCTATACTTATTGCCTTGGTTCTTGGATTATTATTTCCATTAGCTGCGATACTTGGATACAGGTATAGAAACATTAAGATAGGCAAGTGGACAGGTGGATGGGAAATACAAGAACTAATCTACGGGGCTATGCAAGACATAGCTTTAGTTATAGGAGTACTGATATGGGTTGGGTAACAGGATTGATACAAGGCGTGTTTGGCGTGATCGCTAAGCCGATCGAGGAATGGCAGAAGAGAAAAACTCTTGAGATTGCTCAGGAAGATAAGCAGTTGGAGAGGCAGCATGATATTAACCTGAAGAAGTTAGATATTGCTTTTGAGTTAGCTAAGGGTGGTCAGAAGATCGAAGCTAACTGGGATGCAAGTGCTCAGAGACAGATGAAGTACACATGGAAAGATGAGTACTTGCTGATACTGTTCAGCTCGCCGCTAGTTATGGCGTTTATACCGAGTATGCAGCCGTATGTAGCCAAAGGGTTTGCGATATTAGAAACTACCCCAGAGTGGTATATGGTAAGTGTACTCGGCATAGTAGCAGCTACTTTTGGGTTGAGATGGGCTCTAAAAAGATTTATAGGATAAGTATGTATAACAATTTTAATGAAATCCCCATCCTCACTCAAATTGTAGTGTTTGCGGCAGGAGTATGGGGTGCGGTTATAAACTGGGTGGATAGAAAAAAGAGAGGTAAGACGGTAATGCATAAAGCAGGTTTTTTTGCTTTTGATGTGTTTGCAACAGTTGGGATTTCTATTATGGTGTTTTTAACACTAAGCGGTTATGGGTTCAACGAGCTTTTTAGTGTAGGATGTGCAAGTTTTATGGCTCACTATGGCACTAGAAGTTTTTATCTTATAGAAGTAATTATAGCAGATAAATTTAACATTAATAAGGATAACTTTAAATGAGTTTATCTAAAAATATAAAAGTGCATGAGGGTTTTAGAGGGATGCCGTATAAGGACCATCTGGGCTTCGATACGATAGGATATGGAACTAAGTTGCCTCTATCAGAAAAAGAATCGGAGCTAATCCTAAAACATAGACTTGACTTATTCACTAGAGAGGTGGATGAAAAACTTAACTACTTAGATATGCCACCAGACAAATGGGATATACTATATGAAATGGCATATCAAATGGGAGTTAGTGGACTTCTTAAGTTTAAAAATATGATAAGATCACTGAAAGAAGAAGATTATAAAACTGCAGCAAAAGAGATGCTAAATTCAAGATGGGCAAAACAAACTCCAAATAGAGCAAGTGAATTAGCAATCAAAATGGCAAATTAGACAAAATATACTGTGTCCAAATTGTGTCACAAATTGTGTCCAAAAGTCATAGAATGAGTGCCACTTTTGATACCAAAGCCCCTACTTATCGTAAACAATCAACTCGGCTTATGCTGTGCCTTTGTTGTCTTTAAGTGCCTACTTTGGGGCTTTGTTGGGGGTGTGTTTTTTTCTCTGTGTCCATATTGTGACCAAAGAGGCTAAAATTTGTGCCTAATTCAATGTTTTTACCATCTATTACACTTGCGTAGTGGGCTAGTGTAACTTTTGGACTTGAGTGACCTAGAAGACCAGCTAACTCGTTAATGCTTACTATGTTTTCTTGGAGCATTAGAGTAGCAAATGTGTGTCTTGTTGAGTATAGTTTGTGTTTTTCAACTTTTGCTAGTTTGCATGTATCACGCCAAAAATATCTTAGTTTTCTTGCGTCGTCGATATTGCCAAAGAGGAAGATATTATCCTTTGGTTGTATTGATTTAACTAAACTAAGCATATAATCGCTATATGGTACATTTCTTATAGCATTAAAAGTTTTGCCACTTCCTATCACTCCTAGTGTCCTCGTTCTTTTTATGTGGATATAGCCGTCTTTAAAGTCGTTGAGTTGCAAGCCTAGTATCTCGCCTACTCTCATGCCTGTATTAAAAGCTATTTCCAAATATGTGTGAAAAACATTGTTGACCTCTTTTGAGGCACCTAGAAGCTTGTAAACTTCATCCTTAGAGTAGTAGTCGATATTTGTTTTACTCTCGCCTTTTATTTTGATGTTAAGAGCAGGATTGACTGCTATAACTCCATCATCTACTGCAAGCTCAAATATCTCTTTAATGCAACTTTTATACCTGTTAACTGATACTGGCTTGATGTTTAGAGACCTTAGGAATTCTTTTATATCTAGCCTTGTTATAGCGTCGATATTTCTACCGCTAAACTTTTTTATCACACGGTTATAACAACCAACTGCACTAAAGTAACTCCTATTTTCACTCTTTTGCTCTAAGAAAATATCGCTATAATACTCAAATGTCTTGGGCTTTCTCTTGTATATGTCTCCCATTGCTATTTTTCGGATTAGTTGCGGTATAATCTCGCTTTCAACTAGCTTGATGTTTTTATCCGTTACTTCAAGCCCTGTTGACTTCCTATGTCGTATTTTATCTACAAAGTAGGTAATCCAAATCTTGTTCCCTCTTGTGTAGTACGATGCCATTCTGCTCCTTTTTGAAGCAGCACCCAAACTATGATGTTCCATAATAGCACCTTTATAATAAAAATTTGTCTAAAATCTGGTCTGATTTTCCTTTTGGTTTAGTGTGTGTTACTAAAAGTTTCTTCATCTCTTCTATGTGAAAGCGTTTCATGGTTCCAATATAGACAAAATGAACACCCTCTTTTAAGTCGCTAAGATAGTGTTTCTTGATGTAAGACGGACTTATGTCAAACATCTTAGCTATATGATTGAGTGATTTATACATAATTCCTCCTTAATAAGTTATGATATAACAGGCGTATAAATATGCAACCCTTTAGACCTCTTCATGTGATCTAAGACAAAAGCCCAACACTCTTTATAGCTTTTTGGGACTGCAAAAGCGACCCAGCTCTTTTGGCTGAACTGTTTTTTTATGATGATATTGTATTTTTTCATCGTGTTTTCCTTATAGTATGTTTTTTATTTGTTGTAGTTTTCTTTTTGCTGTGTCTAGTTGTTCGTAGTAGTTTAGGTTTTCTTGTTTTAGTCGATTTATATCTTCTGTGTTATATAGAAGCCTGTTTAGGGTTCGTTTTAGCTCTATGTTTTCTCTTTGGAGTTGGTAGTCTGTACTTACTTGCGAGTATTTCATCTTGAAAAACTCATCTATAAGAGCTATCTTGAACTGTTTTACTACTTGCGTGTTTTTCAAAAATGTTATAAATAGATAAGATTGTTGCTCGTTTAGATAGTAGAGTTTCTTTTTTGTGTATCCAGCTCCAGCTGTTACTTTTTGTTCGTCATACTCAAGAGTTCCAAATTTTTCTAAATCTGTTTTGTGACTCCTGATGAGTCTTTGTAGTGAAACTACATTTGAAGATGTAACACTTGCTACTTTTTGTAAAGAAGTAACTAACTTGCTGTTGCGATTAATAACTAGAGATTGCATTTGCTTACCTTTCTGTAATGAATTGATAAGCAAATGATTACATATAATAACTTAAATGTAGTTTAATGATAGCTAAATGATAGCATTTAGTATATTTTTAGTAATTAGCGGTCGGATTTTAAATCCGATTGCTTATTTTTTAAGTCATTGACGATTAAATTTATAATATACTGAGTAGTATTTATCCCTATTTTATCGGCTTCTGTTTCGATTTTGTCTTTTAGTTTCGCACTCATTGTAAGCATTACTCTCTCTGCTTTCTTTTCCTCCGCCACAATATCCCCTTTATTTGTTTTATTGTTTATTATATCGTATCAAAATAAGACAAGATTAAAATAATTTGATGTTTGTTAAATATTGACTTCTTGTAAGATTATTGGTATATTTATTACCATTCCCAAAAATAAGAATGGTAAAAAATCATCTATCCAAAAGAAACGCATCGCACCTTGTGATTTCTTTTGGTTTCTTGTCATGGTTTGGTGTAGCATATGGGTAACCATAAGCGCACATATCACACCTGTTGCGATTTTGACAAAAATGAAAACACTTAGGGCATATCTTAGTGTAATCTTTGTGCTCCTTGATGTTCTCTTTTGTGAAATCATTATTAAGCATGTCTTTCCTTACTGTCTAGCATCTGCATACTCTCCACGACTATGCCATGTTTACTTCTTTTTTGGCCGCTTTGTTTGTCTATCCAGGTATCTAGCTTTAGTCTGCCTTCTGCTAAAATCTTGCTACCTTTGTGACAGTATTGGTTCACGACCTCCGCGGTTCTTCCAAAAAAAGTTAGATCCACAAAGCACACTTCTTCGCCTTGTGTTCCATCTTTGTTTTTAAACTTCCTGCTAGTGGCTATGCCCACAGTTGCAATCGCTCCTCCACTTGGAAGGTACCTCTATTTAGCTTTATGATTGTTTGCATTGTGTTTCCTTTATAGTATGTTTTTTATCTGTTGTAGTTTTCTTTTTGCTGTGTCTAGTTGTTCGTAGTAGTTTAGGTTTTCTTGTTTTAGTCGGTTTATGTCTTCTGTGTTATATAGAAGCCTGTTTAGGGTTCGTTTTAGCTCTATGTTTTCTCTTTGGAGTTGGTAGTCTAGGTTGTTGTTTGAGTTTACTATGTAGTCCTCAGCCCAATCTCTAAACTTTTTGGCATTTTCACTCTTGATAAAAAAGCCTAAACGAACGATGCCTTTTTTGGTCCAATGGATAACTCTTTGTTTTCCACCTCTTGTTTGTACTTCAACTCTTAGCCAGTGTTTGCCCTCTATGAGTTCGTCAGCGTGTTCTGATTTATGCTTATTTAGGTTATTGGCAGTTATTCCATACCCTAAAGCAACTTCTTTGTTGGAAAGTAAAAACTCGTGTGTTGAATGCTCCTTTAGATGAAGCTCTGTGTTGTAAAATGTAATGA